CTTGCACTACCAGTTCCTGCTTGGTCACCTAATACAATATTATTATCAGGACCTACTGGTCCAGCTAATGGAGTAGTAGAATATAATGATGTACCATTAACTCCTATTGCTGATGCTGATGCAGCTAACAAATCTTCAACGGTTATTACACCTGTTAAGTAACCATCATCTCTGCGGTCATCTTTTATTCCTACTGGTATAAGAGATTTAGTTGGATCTACAGAGGTTACTTGACGTTTACCTTTTACCCAAGAAATAATATTTAAAATATCCATGACTTTATTTTTATATTTAATTATATAATATAATATACATAATAATAATATAAAAACAAAATCCCAGATTAATTATCCGGGATTTCCTTACCTAACTCATCTAGTAAGTATTGCATGATACAGTGCAAATATAAATAAAAAATCCCAATAAGAATTAACTTATTGGGAAATCTTCAGCCAGCGAAAAACTGAGAACAAAAAAGGAGTTGCAATATTAGATATAATATTTTAATTAATAAACCTTTTACCTTTCTTTTTTCTAACTTTTTTTGTTTTAACTAAACCACGTCTTGCCTGTTGTCTATGTTTTATCATTGTATTTTTCATTCTTGCATCCTCTGCCATTACAGTTCTTTCTCTATTACCTAGATCAGAATTGTGAGTCCTACCTTGATTATAGTTAGGACCAATAATACGGGGAGCGCAGGAACACAATAATAATACAAGCAACAAACATTTCATTTTTTCAGTTCAGCAATTCTTCTTTTTAAATACACTTCAGCTTTTTGCAGATCCTCTAATTCTTTAGTAGCATCTTTTTTACCTGCTCTTGCAATATACTTAATTACATTACCTAAGTAAAAGTCTTTATCTAGTTTCCATGCTTCAAGTACATTGAATACTTCATAAGTACTATCAGCTCCTCCATAATGAGAAGGTCTTAGTGCGGTACTAGGTAAGTTTACTGCTGTAGGTTTTTTTCCTGCAAAAGGATCTTTTCCTACATAAGGACTTGGTGTAGTTTTCCTGATATAATCATTATACATTTCTTGGTTTTTATTTGCAGCAATCTCAGCCATAATTTTCAAACTCTTTTTATATGTACTTGTTGTCTCAGGTTTTCCAACCATCCTTTTATAATCATCACAAACTAAAGGCTTCATCTTACCAAACAATTGCAACGTCATACTCACTAAGCATAAGCTTGATAGTTTTATCTACTTCAATAACTTCTGCTCCTTTAATTGCTGCAACTGAAATATAAACTGAATCACCTGCTGTTACAGTTTTAACTTCTTCACCTACTGCAAACACTTCTAAACGTGTCCACTGTTTCATTGACTCTTGTTCAATGTGTGCTTTGTCTGCTTCACTCAATTGGATAGCTGACTCTTTCATCTCTGGTTGATTAACCAATACTCTTCGTCCTTTTAGGCTCTTAAATGCTGTACTCATGATTCTTGTTTTTTATTATAACTTAACATTTCTACTTTCAACTTTGGATAACTGTTATAGCCAACCAAACTAAAGTCCTGTAAAGATAGTGAATTTATTACACTATTAAAGTTTAAAGTTGAAGGATTATCTAAAAAAAGTTTAAACTTAGATTTATCAATTACAAGTTTACTTTCTCCATATAATTCAGGATCTCTAAACATTAACTCTTTAGCTACCTCAATTTGGTTATCATATATATGGACATTCTTTAACTCTCCAATAACTGCTGCACATTTATATCCCGTCATTATCTCTAACACTTGAGCAAGGGTTGCATAGAACATTATGTTAACGGGAGTACCCAAGAAAAAATCTGTAGACCTTTGACTCCATACAAGATTGAATGTGTAAGTATCTTTTACAGGTTGACATATAATCTGAAAAGAATAATGACACGGAGGCAAACACATATCAGGAAGATCTGCGGGATTCCAAGAGTTAACGATTAATGATGTTGACATAGGAGTTTTAATCATGGAAGAAACAAGCTTATATAACTGATCAACTCCATTGGCGTTTCTCCACTGATGAGAATAGATCTTACCCATGTCATAAACTTTTGATACAGATGCATCCTTGTAGTCTTCCTTATTTGATTTCCAACCTTCATATAAATAATTTGCTGCAGCCTCTGAATAGTTATGGAAGTGTGCCCAATCCTTATCCCAGAATCTAACACCCATTTCCCAAAGCTTCCTTATATCAGTAGAACCAGACATAAAGAATATCAACTCAGCTATTGCTCCTTTAAAATAAACCTCTTTAGTAGTCAATGCAGGAAACCCAATACTAGGTCTGCAATAAAGATTGATCATGGATATCTCTATCCTCTCAACTCCTTTTCTATTTGGATCCTGATACTTATATCCTCCATAATAGATTTCTTCTAATATCTTTTTATACTGTCCATCAAATACTGCCATGCTATCTCTTTAAAAAAACAAAGCCCTGAGTTTTTAATTCAGAGCTTTATAACCATCAATCAATTAAATAAAATAAATGAACCGTAAACATCTACATTACGGATATAAAGATAAGTATTTTATACCAATTCTTTATAAAATTTTTCAAATATTTTTTCAGACATTATAGAGAACTGCTCTTCCCAGTCTTGTATAAGATAGTCCCCCCGGTCAACTTTAAATTCTTTACCCCCTATCTCAATCCATAAAGTAGAAAACTTTTTCTGTTTATAATCTAGCATACCTTCAAAGTTTTTCATACCAGCAATCTCAATTGCCATTTTCTCTGTACCATCATATTGCATAGCCTCAATAGTTCTTGGTCTCTCTGTATATAATTTCATCATAACATATTTAAAATACAAATATAAAACAAAATCCCCAGACAGGAGTCTGAGGATCTTCTTACCTAACATAAGTTTTTATGATACAGTACAAATATATATATAATTACTGATACCAGATAACATTCCCCGGTAATTCTTCCTGAGTGAAATACATTAAGAGAGGGACTACGGAATTTGGGGATGATGTATGTAAGAGAAGGAGGTGGACCCTCCCTACAACACCCCCACCCCCTCAGCCCGGAGGTGGTACCCCCTATGCTTGCTACGCAAGATAGACCATATTAGAACTGACTTTAATTAAAATTAATTGCTATGAAATATACTAATTACTTTAGATACATGATCTTTGTATCATGTGTATTTCTAGGTGGTGCTGTGGAAGCATACCTAGAGATGCTACCAACACTGTGCGTTTGCTTCAGTGTAATAGGATTTATCTTTTGGTTCGGAGGCATTAGGACCCCTGACTCAGAAAAATATACACCTGAATACTTGAAGAAGTATAAAGGTTGGAGTTAATAACAACATAGGAGCCTAATGGCTCTTATGTTTTTTTCTTGTGACCATCTTATAACTGTTATTAATATTAACTTAAATTTAAAGATTATGTGGTATAATAAAATTATATATGATGAATGTAATAATGAAATAGATAGAGAAAAATATTTTGTTGAGGAATTATATGAATTATATGGAGGAATGGGAAAAGATATATGTGGTAATTATATATTAGAGTTTTGGAGTGAAAATTAATTAAGGGGATTATTCCCCTTTTTTTGTCACCATTTTATAACTATAATTAAAACTTATTATTATGAAAAAAGGAAATATACTTGTTTTTAAAGACAGAGAAGAGGTTATTATAAAAGCCAATAACAATAGAACTACAGGTGAGATTATTACTGATAAAAATACATACAGTACTGACTTTATTAAAAGATGGTTAGAATTTGGCTTTGTTAAGATTAAATAAGGGGTATTATACCCCTTTTTTTACCATTTTATAACTCCTTATAACTTAATACTTTATATTATGACACAAGATGAATACACTCGTATGGAAAGAGAGTTCTACCAAGAACTCTCTGACTTCATCTTTGAAGAGCAAGAAGCCTTTGCTCTTTGGATGATAGAACAAGCGGATATGACTTATCCGTGTGATGATGATGATCTCCCTTTCTAAAGAAAGGAGAGGTCATCTCTCTTTTAGTCAACCATTTTATAACTCATATTGAATAACACAGTTAAATGTTTGTTCTCTACAAGAAGCTTGTACACCTTGGTGCACTGACAAGCTTGCAAGTCAAGTAGAGAAATGATGCAAAAAGTTCCAAAAAGGAGAGCTTTATGTTTAACTTGTTATTCTTTTTTTTAATAAACCATTTTTTAACTGTCATTAAAACTATTTATTATGAAAAATTTAAGTGAAATTGCTATAAAAGCATTTAACCAAGGTTCTGATAACTTTGGTGAAACAGTAACAGGAGAGGTTAAATCACTACATAAAACAGTATACAAAGAAGGTACAATCTTCATTGATACAGATTATGTAGGTTGGGATCATTATTCTTGTACTGTTATGTTGCTTGATGATGGAGACAGTTGTACTTCAGGTGTTGGGTTTTATGTTAAAGATAATGTTATGGACGTATGTTCAGGACATATAGTATTTAGCATACCTGTAACTGATGAAATACAGGAAGAACTTAATCAAGCAGAGATTAGTTTGTTTTAACAATAGGGGGTAATTCCCCCTTTTTTTAACCATTTTTTAACTGTCATTAAATTATATATTATGGAAGAGATTAGATTAGCATTGGAAAAAGCATTAAACAGTACACATTTAATGCGTGGTATCAAGAGAGGTTGGTTATATGCGGGTTCATTTACTATGGGTGAATTAACATATTCATTCTATGGTTCACCTGAAGAGCAGAAAGTTACCTGCCGTTGTATGAATGCGGATAATTATGCTAACCACTATTTTGATATGTTCACTGAATATACTGAGATTGATGGTAGTAAAATCATATCCGTTGTACAGGCTTGAGTACCACAATAACACAAGACTCTTAGAGAGTTTTGTGTTTCCTTCTAAGGCATTAGCCCTTTGGAAGAAGAAGCAACTGATGAGTAATGGATATACTCAAGGTGTGTTTAAAATAGTGTGTGTCAAATGATGCACACTATTTACCCCTTTGGGGACCATTTTATAACTAATAATAATATTAATTTAAATTAAAGATTATGAAAACAATAACGTATAAAAAAAAGATTGAGGTAGAAGCTACTATACCTTTTCCTGTTATCACATTTGTTGCAGAAAAAGTTAGAATACTTGAAGATGGTTACTCATGGAATACTATGGGTTATGTACCAAGATTTGATGGCCTTACTATTGATGGATATCATAAAGTAACAGGTATGTATTGTAATGATATATGGAAAATGCTTGAGAAATATGTCATAGAGACCTATAGTAAAAGCTCAGGTTGTGGTTCAATAGATTGGTATGCATATTCAGGTAAAGACGTTAACTTACCTAAGTTACCTAAGTTAGAGAATAGTAATGGTAATGATGACCATGCTGACTTAGTTGCTATGTTTAAAGACATATAAATATTAAGGGGGAATAACATCCCCTTTATTTTTTACCATTTTTTAACTATTAATAATATTAATTAAAACTAAAGATTATGAATACAGAACTTATAAACAGTATAATTGCTGATCTTGAAAATGATGCTAAGTCAATGATTTCGCATATAGATACTACTAATGATCCATTTGAAACTGGCTACATTAAAGGATATCACGATGCTCTAATGGGTCACGTTCATTTATTGCGTGAGTATATCAGTAATAATGAATAACAAGAGTGGGTTATACCCATTCTTTTTTTTTTGACTGCGTCAGCTTTAACCATTTTAAAACTGACATTGATATATTTATTAACTATTTAAAATTTGAGTTATGAGCAGTTTTTCAAAAACAATTAGCATTTCTGCATTCGCAGAGAAACAAGGTATTTCAGAGTTGAATATCCTTAAGAACCCTAAAACAGGTTCTAATTTCTTGGTAGATGATTTAGGTAACACGTACCGTGTTGCTAAAGACATCCAAGAATTAACTACAGATTTGCAGGTATCCTGGTTTTCACCTGAAGACGGTGATGCATCTTATATGTTGCATAAGAAAGGTGCGGGTGCAGAGGTTGTATCTTCTATGTCCTTTGCAAAAGCTCCTGCTACATTGCACGAGTTCTAATTATATTCCTCTACCTTGATTGGTAGAGGTTTATTATTTTTTTGCTACGCAGCTTTTACCATTTTAGAACTGAAATTGATATAAATTGTTTAACACTAAAAATTAATTATTATGAGCACATTTTCAAAAACACAGTCTATCAACAAGTTCGCATCTGTTAACGGTCTATCTTCAATAGAGATATTGAAGAACCCAAAGACAGGTAAACTATTTGGTACAACAGATACGGGAATAACTTTCCGTATTGCTAATGATATTACTAGTCTATCTGATGACTTAGTAGTTAGTTGGTTTAGTCCTGAAGACGGAGAGGCTAGTTGGATGCTACACCATGCGGGTCAAGGTGCTGAGAAAGTATCTAGTATGACTTTCAAGCCTGTGGCTAAAAGCCTAGATGTAGAGTTCTAGTCCCCTTATACAGTATACTTATGCCTTAATTGGTGTGAGTATACTGTTTTTTATTGTGTTATTACAGTACATATATACTCAGTCAGATGCATTAAGTATATATTAACAGCATATTGATATCATTATAATCAAATTGACAGTACTATCCCGTAGTACATAATCAATATGATTATTATACACAGCGGTCTCCACCGTGTGTAACAAGTAGACTTTGATATTGATAATCAGTCAGTTAACTTTTGGGTATATATATAAATTATACGTGTTAGAGGGTGAGAATGTGATTGACAGAAAAACTATCACCTAAACTAACACTTTAAGTCGGTCAGCTAAATGACTGATACAGCTATACATATAATAAATTATATAGCTAAATACACTAGTCTATACTCTTTACACTATAAATACACTAGTTATAGTATTATGTTATGTATTACTTATATAAAGAGTAATAGTATTATAGACATTAAATCGGGTTTAATAATAATTCAACTAAAATATACAACTATGAAAATCTCAACAATGACATTTGGAGCACAACCTCCTCAGCAAGACCTTAGATACATAAAGTATAAGGCAAGACCAGAGTTTCAAGACTTTGATATGAAAAATGATAAAGGTAACTATGGTACAAGAAGAAGAACTAGACCATGGGATAAATGTTGGTTTAGTAATAAACCTGCACTAATTAATATTACAGTAGAAGAAGCTTGTAAGTTACATCCTTCTTATATGAAATGGGTATATATTAACTTAAACATTAAATGGTCAGTATATAGTATCCAGATTTTTGAAAATTTATAAAACCATTAACTACAGTTCAGCAAAGATACACTGTAAAACTCAGTTGGAATACCTTATTGATATCTAAAGGTTCCTGAATGCTGAATTGTAGTTTTTAATTCAACTAAAAAATATAAACAATGGAAGACTTAACAGTAAGAAGTAGTACAGTACTTAATATATTAGGTATTGAAACAGTAGAACAATTAGTTGCTGCTGAGTTACCTGAAATAGGTACAGTCTTAAAAACATACATGTTCTTTGATAGTATTAGATATACTAGAAAGGTAGATGAAGAATTAAGACAAGTGATTAAAGATAATTACTCTCATCTAAGCAAGTAATTCAAGGGTTGCAACCTTGTGAGAGTACTAAAGTAGAAACAACGTCTCCCCAGTTTCTTGTTCTGTGCACGGGAAGGATTTATAAGGAGCAAGCTTCAACCTGCTAAACGGTCAGAAGGGGTAATCAAGCCCTTCGTTAATGTACCATTTCTACTTCCCAAGGGTAGACAGTTGTAATAGTCTGTTAGACACCAATGAAAGGTGGGTCAAGGATCAGATTGAGGGCTGTTGCGTGTATATACATTACAAGAACTAAGTATGTAGCTCAACTACGTGTAAAGAACTTGGTATATAACCTCATAAACAATAAGAAATAGATGATAAAGCCTGAGAAACTTTAAAAATCTATGACTATTACAACTGAGTACAGAGGGAAATATCCACACTACTGGATTTATCACAAGAGTAGTATCTCAACAGTATCCTTAACAGGACTTGAAGAGGGCTTGTGATTTTACTCTTATGCAATAGTTGCATTACCCTCTGAAACAGGTTAAACTTATTAGTTAAACCCTTAAGTTATGAAGACAGTCAATAAAAGGCTATCAGTGTAGTAACGGGATATGTATCAAGGATTAGAACCTTGTAAGAGTACAACAACTATGGGGGGAAACTCTTGGAGTACCAGTTATTACACGTGTGTAATTAGGGTGGGTGAAGCCATAGGGTGAATTGGGAACTACCATAGTGTTCCCATTTTTTATAAAAAACTTAACTCTTTCCAAGATGTTGAGGACACCAGTTTCTTTCAATCACAGTAGTTCAAGTTATCATACTGCACGTGTAAATCGTGTAATGAAGGTACATCATTTCCCTGTCAAAACATAAGATATTGAACTTATGTATGGGATTATAACCTTGAGAACTATATAACTTAGAGTCTATGCCGTGCACATAAATAAGCATAGATGCTCAGAAACGTTAAAGAAAGTTGAAAGTTTTAGGTGTAAAACACACTAGGTGTAGAGATTGTAATGTAATGGACGCATTATGTGAGGCTCTATATTCTTTACAGGGGTCAGTAAAGTCTTATACCTTCACCCTGAAGAGGGATCTAAATATACTAATCCTAGCAATGAGATACCCCATTGTTAGGTACTTTTTTATTAACTGAAACTAAAACTGAAAATTATGAAAGCAATTAGATTTAATACGCTAAAAAATACAACTATTGTTGAATTAGTAGCAATGATTGGTATAGATACAAACCCTAACTCAAAGGTTTATATTAGTACTGAAAGACCTGCAAAACAAGCATGTGAATACACCATTGAAGAATTAGCAAATATGTTAATGATGGCAAAACAAGCTAAGTTAGCAGAAGATGCAAGAATGTTTGAGTTTAATAACCGTGAATTATATGAATATATAAAATACAAGATTAAACTTGAATATGATAAAGAACAACAAGAAGAAGATTATAATTTTAACTGAAATTAAAACTGAAAAGATGAAAGAATTTAAAGACTTAGAATTTGAGCATGATGAAATGGGAGAACATGCTTTTGAATTGTATCCAAATCATTATGGTATCTCTGTAATAAGAGGACCATATAGTTATGGTGGTAAACAAGGACTGTATGAAATTGCAGTACTCAGAATGACTCCAGAAATGGAGTATTCAGAAATATGTTATGACACACCTGTTACAAATAATGTAGAAGGTCACTTAACACCTGAACAAGTAACTGAGTTTATGAAACAAATACAAGAATTATGAAACTGATATTGATATTAATAATGTTGTTAGGTAGAGATCATACCACAACAGATCAGTATGATGCTGATGATATACATAATCCAGAAAATGATGAGTATGTAAATGAAATAGCATTTAATGAAGGTATCTCTTATGAAGAGGTTACTCAAGAAATGTTTAATGCTAGATATAAATGAATTTTAGTATTACTTATACAATAGGTAGGTTACCGTTTACTGAGATAGTTAACTGTACTACTGTAGGTGAATTATGCATGGCTATTGAATTAGTCATGCTTGAAAATGATATATTAAGAAACCAAATTACTATACATGAGCAATGATGAAGAAGAGTTCAAAACTATTACATCAAGATTTGATTTAGAAGATTGGAGAACTGTAAGAAATGAAGACTATTGGAAATCAGATGAGATATATAGTCAAGTAGAAAGATTAAGGTATAAGTTAGTGCGCTTGAGACACTATGATAAATATGGTACAACAATAATAATTGAGGAATAATGGTAGAGTTTGCGGGATTTAAGTGTGATGTAATGATTCAAAAATATGGTACAGGTAATCTAGCAGTCAGATTATTAGATTTAGAAGATGGATTGCCGGTAGTAGTTGCTACAACTAACATTGATGGTCTTGACTCAGATGAAATAGCTATAAAAGACTATTCAGAAAATAAAGGAGTATATGATGCTTTGTTAAAGGCAGGTATAATATTTCCTAAACATAGAGAAATAAGTACAGGTTTTGTTACTGTACCAGTATGTAAATTAACTGAATATTATACACTATGACTCAGGAATTTGTAAATTATAATCAAGCTTTAGCTCTTAAAGAGTTAGGTTTTGATGAACCTTGTTTTGGTTGGTATTCTAATCAGGAAGGTAATCTATTTAGACAAGGCTATTGTGAAACATACTTAGGTATAGAAAATTGTGCTAAGGTACCACTTAAACAACAAGTCTTCAAGTGGTTTAGAAAAGAATATGGATATTGTTCTTATCTTAAAGAAGCAACAAAAGGTACATATAGATTTTATATAGATAAATTTGATGAAAAGTTTTTTAATTCTGATATTTTAAAAACTTATGAAGAAGCAGAGTCATCTTGTATAGATAAACTAATAGAAATTATTAAAAATAAATAGTATGAAAGCAGGAACATTAATAGTAATTGCTTTAACAGTAGCTGCTATAGTAGGAGAATTTAAATGTCTTTTTAAAGCATTTGATTGTAATTGGGAACCAGTAGGTAAAGCAGAAATGGTATATACTGTATCTGCAATAACTGGTTTAGGTTGCATTGTAGGTTATATTGATATCAAAGATAAATGAGTAATGAAAAAGATAATGGTCAATCTATGAACCAGAAAATCATGGAAAGGTTAGTTAAATACAATAAAGAAAAAGAAAATGGCAGAGGAACTGAAAAGTCTAAGAGAGAGTCTAAATGATGTTGATGCATTGAATGCATCTTGGGACGTAAAAGAGTACATCAAGAATGAAATTGCTTATGCAATTATGTGTTTAGAATTTACAATAGAAGACTGATATGGAAACACTAATTGTAATAACTTGCTCAATAACAGTTGTGTTATTGATAGCAATAGTAACAAAGGAAACAAATCCTTTTCAGGTAAATCTATCTTAATCGTTGAGGACAACGATTTGAATATGATACTCATTCGCGTGCTCATTAAAGAGTTTTCCAATGA